AGCTCTATCCATTCTTCAACGATGAGGGTGATTTGGTCGCTTTCTCCCGTGAGTACAAGAAGAAACTCATGGACGGTTCGGAAGTCACCTGCTTTATGACTATCACGGACAAGAAGGTCTATCAATGGGATTTATCTAAAGGCTACGAGGAAAGAACCTCTTTCGCCCACGGATTTGGAAAGCTACCGGTTATTTATGCTTACCGTCCCGAACCCTATTGTAGTAAGATTAAGACTTTTCGTGTCCGGCTGGAGAAACTTCTTTCCAATTATGCCGACTGCATCGACTACCATTTTTTCCCGTTGCTGAAGCTGATTGGCGATGTGGAGGGCTTCATGGGGAAAACAAAAGACCGGATGGTGAAACTGACGGGAGAAGGTGCGGATGCGCAGTATCTGACGTGGTCGCAGGTGCCTGATACTATTAAATTTGAAGCGGAAACGCTTACTAACATGGCTTACGACATGTCAAACACTCCACGTATCTCTTTTGAGACATTGAAAGGCATAGGCAAGGCTTCCGGCACTGCTTTCCGCTTCATGTTTATGGGAGCGCACATGGCGGTGGAAAATCACGGCGAGGTTATCGGTGAGTTCCTGCAACGGAGGGTAAATTTCATTGTTTCTGCTTTAGGGGAAATTAATCCGACCGAGTTCAGCAAGGCATCACAGACCATTGACATAGAAACAAAACTGGTTCCCTATATGATTGACGATTTGAACGATAAGGTAACTACTGCCGTTTCCGCTGTCAGTGGTGGCATCTGGTCAACGCGTGAAGGAATCATGTTTGCCGGGAATGCTGATAGGGTAGAAGAGGAGCTTGCAGAAATCAAGGAGGAGCAAGCGGCAAAGAATAACAATGCAGCGTCTCCTAACCCCAAGGGATAATTCATTGCTTCATGTTTTTATAGTACTATTGGGCGGAGCTAATTTAGTTCCGCTTTTTTATTACTAAATTCTATATTATAGAATATATTTTCTGGAAAAATTTTATAATTCAAAATTAATTCATATTTTTGCATTAAATAAAAGAGGTATGAGAATTGTATCACATAGAAAATTGAAGGAATTCTACGAGACGAAAGGTTATGAAGATTCACGCATAGCTTTGGAACGTTGGTATGATATAGCAGAAAAAGCTGAATGGAAGAATCTATCAGACATTAAAGTGGATTTTCTTTCAGTTGATTATGTAGGCAATCAACACTATGTATTCAATATCAGAGGCAACAACTATCGGTTGGTTGTCGTTGTTAAGTTTACAATTGGGTACGTCTTCATTCGCTGGGTTGGTACTCATAAAGATTACGATAAGATAGATTGTTCAACCATTTAAGAGATAGAAGTATGAATAAAGTAACGAAAGAACAGTATGAATTTGCTTTGGCGAGAGTGGAGGAACTTCTGCCATTGGTTGATGACAATACGCCTTCAAATGATAAGAATGCGGTGGAGCTTACAGTTATGTCCGATATTGTGATAGCATACGAAAAAGAACATTATCCGATAGAAAAACCGACCGTTGCGGAATTGATAGAGCTATTCCTTGAAGAGAAAGGGATGAGTCAAAAGCAACTTGCTGGTGAGATTGGAATAAGTCCTTCAAGAGTGAATGACTATATCTCCGGACGTTCGGAACCGACCCTCAAAATTGCGAGGTTGCTATGTCGAGTGCTGAATATACCTCCAGCCGCGATGTTGGGTTTCTGATTAGTTCATAAGAAGAATATTTAGGCGTGATTCCATTCGGTTTCACGCCTTTTTTATACCATTTTACGACAATCGTTTCATTGTCGTGTATCACCTATCTGATTATTTCTCACCTTCTTTATTAATAACGAAATTTACCGTAGAAATTTATAAATCAAATTCATACGGTATGACAATCTTAGAACAAATTTTGGCAGGGCTGCAACAGAAATTCGCTGGGGTGGACACTGCTATCTTAACCCGAATTGCCACTAAGAAGGCAGAGGGTGTAACGGACGAGACAAAGGTAAACTCCATTGTTGAGGGTATCAGCTTCTCGGACGTGCTAAATTCCTATGGTGATTTCCGTGCCGGGGATGCTTCCAAGACCGCAGTTTCCAACTACGAGAAGAAACATAACCTTAAAGACGGTAAGCCAATTGAGAACCCTAATCCGAAGCTGGAAGATAAGACGGACGACATGGCGGCTATTATTGCTAACGCAGTGAGTGCAGCCGTTAAACCTCTTTCTGATAAGCTCGCTCAATTCGAGACAGAGAAGTTACAAGCTACCCGGCAGGAGCAGATTATGGCAAAGGCAAAGGAGTATGGTATTCCCGAAAACTACGCCAAACGATGCGCCATCAAGGACGATGAGGACTTGGACGCATATTTCAAGGACTTGAAGCAGGAGTTCGCAAATGACGGCTTCAAGGGCGTAACCCGAATCAGCGGAAAAGAAGATTGAGAAAGAATCTGAATCTATCGCTAAGATGATTGACGAGGGAACGAAAACTATTGTTGAACAAAACAAGAATTAATTATGTCAGCAGGATTTAAGTACGATTTGGTTCCGCCCGTTGAGCAAGAGGAACGCTACGATGTCCAGACCGGTATTCGTAGACGTGGCCCGTTCAAACTCGACACGCAGAACCTGGTAGTGGGAAGTTTTCTTCCCGGATTTACACCGATTTGTGCGGACTTGAAAAATAAGTTCGCATACACGGTAATCAATGTGAGAGTAGTAGAAGCATACGCAACCGGTGACACGGCGTTATCTATCAAGGTAGAAAAGAACTCCCTTGCATACGTTGGCATGTTTCTCGGAAGCGGTACGAAAGGCGCGGAAGTTTCGGCTATCGACAAGACAAATGCAAATTATGATGTCTTGACAATCAAGGCTGCTTTTGGTGAGAATATCGCCAAAGATGCTGTATTATTCAATGCGGTTGCAGTTGATGGTTTAAAACAAAAGCATGTAGCTAATTCGGCTCTGTTTAACCGTACAAAGGTTGAGGACGGAGTCACATTGGTTTCATTGCTTCGTACAGCCGCAGAAATTGAACCCTCAAAATTGGTTATACCGTTCTCCGAGAACGATAAAGCCAACATGAAGGGATGGTTTGAATTTAACGAGTAAGGAGGTAGGATATGTTTTTAACGATTCAAACATTATTCGATGATGCGAACATTGTTTCCGCTATCATCAGACGTGTGAACCAGACACGCAAGGACACAATCTATTGGCAGCAGTATCTTACTTTCCGCAGAGTGACTACTCGTGTGTTCAAGGATTATATCGGTTCTGTAACCGGAGTTATGGCCGGCTCTATCAATTCACGTTTTGGAGAGAAACCCATCCGTGAGCGTCGGAACATCGGTTCCGGATATGGTGAGATTGCCTATTTGGGTGATGCTTATCAGATGTCTATTGACCGTCTTTCCGAATTGCAGGATTTGATTGACAAGTTCAATGCAGCTAAGCCAGCCGACCAAAAGGCTGCAATGGAAGAGATTGTAAACTTCCTGGCAGACGACTACCGTCAGATTACCCTTGCCGCCCACAAGCGTATGGATATTATTGTCGGTGCGCTGTTGATGCTTGGTGAAGCCACCGTTTACAACAAAGACGCTGCAATCACTTCCGGTCAGACCAATAATAAACTGCTGGAGATTACCCTTCCGTTCAATTTTATCAAGCCGAAAAGTGGAGATGTGGTTGTGGACGGAAAGAATATGTTTATCTCTTATTTGAGAGAGAAACTTCATTCCTTGGCACCGGACTATGGCGTTTATGCCAAGATGATAATGACCCGTGCATCTTTCAACAAACTTATTCTTGGTTCATCTGAATTTGGTGAGCAGTACAAGATGATTCTCGGCAGCAACGAAATGAAGTTGAGTACGGGATTGGTTTCCTCTTCTTTGGCTTCCGAAGTGTTCACCGGCATCGGTCTGCCTCGCATCGAAATCAAGGAAGACTACGTGAAAGACCAGACGGGAAAGAATGTGCAGATTTACGCGGATAACCGTATTACTCTGTTGCCTTCTGACCAAATCGGTTATATGCGCCATCATACCCCATATGAAGCGACAGACCCGGTACAAGGACGTACTTATATCCCGTCAGAGGGGCAGATGCTTATCTCTA